ATGCACCTACTAGCGATTGGGTAAGGCGCCGCATGGGCACATCAGCGCCGACCGCATCTAGTACGGTATTGAGCCGTACGTCAAGGCTAGTCTCATCCCAACTGCCTGATGATACCTGCCCAGAGTATGAGTGCATCAGCTGCCCGGTACCAGGATTTGCAGGATCGAGAGACAATACTAGGATTGAGGCTAGCCAGCGGTTGTCGAGCATCTCTACAGCCCATGGGCGGGACAGTTCATTGTTGGGCAGGATGATGCTTGCCTCTGTATTGTCACCTTGCCGGTTGATGGTGACACCAGAGAATCCAAATGGCAGGAACTGATACGATTGACCGTTATAGGTAGCAGTACGGTTAAGGAAGAAGTTTTGAAAACGATAGCGTACCGACCCTGAAGCTGTCAGGGTCATGTAATTGCCGAGTGCAATGGTGGTGCTCATACGCCTACCCTACGACGTGTTGCGGGGCTGTGCTGCAGCCGTTTTAGGGTGCGCTGCTCGCCTTGTGCGGCGCCCTGCTGGGCAGCCTGACGGATGCCAGCCTGGAACTGTTCAGCAGTCACGTAGTCGACGCTGTTGATGCGCTCCATTTGGGCACGGACTTCAACGACAAGCGGGCCGCTATTGGTTGCGGTTGTTGCGGTTGAGCCGCCGCCAGCGCCGGAGATGACGCTATCACCGCGGGCACCGTTGGCGTAACGCTCCATTGCGCCGCGCATCTTGGAGGCTGGGATGACATACTCTGCCTCACCAGCCTCGCCGATCAGCGCATTGGTCGGGCGGGTGACGAAGCCGCCTTCGGCAAAGAGCTTGAGGCCTGGGGTAAAGGCTTTAGTGTTGAACCCGCTACCGCCCCAGCTTGATGCCGCTGCAGCTCCGCCGCCGCCACCACCGCCCATGCTGCCACCGAAGAAGCTCAGCGCCGTATTCAGAATGAACATCTGAATCTGCTTTGCGATGATCTGCGCCGCCATGTCTAGGAAGTGGCTAGCGGTTGCTTCAAAGAAACTACGGAGCGCTTCCTTCGCGCTCATGCTGCCGCTGATCAGGCCTTTGAAAGAGTTGGCAAAGGCATCGCCGATGGCTTTAGCAGCACTGACGACTTGGTTAACGGGGTCAATTAGCTCATTGATCTGCCCCTTGACAATGCCAATTTGAGCGTCAAGACGTTCTCTATCTGACGGTCCTTCGCCGGGGCCTTTAGCGGCTTCGCCCTTGATGGCGTCGCGCTTCTTCTTCAGTAGGTCAAGCTCTTTCTGAAGCTCGACAACGTTGGCGCCACGGGCTTTGGCTTCCGTGATGGCGCCCTGAGTGATGTCGATCTGTTGCTCAACCGCCTGCAGCTGCTGGCGGATCATCTGATCAAAGTTGGCGATCCGCTGCGCCTCAGCAGGCAGCATCCCTTCCATCACAAGACGGAGGTAATTCTGCTGGTACTGATTCTGTTCAGCTTGTGCGTTACGAATATCCTCAAACGGTCTAATCGTATCTCTGATCGCCTGCTGAATCTGCAGCTCAGCCTGGAAACGTTGGTTAGTGATGTCTCGGATTTTATCCTCTGTCCTCAACTTGGCATCAGTGACCTTTGCCTCTGCGATTTTGTTGATAATCGTGCGCTCGGTTTCGTAACTTGCACCTTTAAGCGCCTCGATCCGATCACGTTCAATCTGCCCCAGTTCTTGCTCAAGTTCGACGCTGGCGGCCAGTACGTCACGGCCTTGGAACTGCAGGTCGCGGATCTTGTCCTGAGCCTGACCAACGGCGATCAAGCCGCGGAGCTCTGTCATCAACGCATCGGTGCGGTTCTCTGGCGCTTGCTGAGGTGCTTTGGCGGCACCACCGCGGCCACCACCGGGGGTATATGGCACCAATGGCGTTGGGGTTGGCAGTGTGCCAGCACCGGCACCAGCAGCGGCACGGGTCGGAAGGCCCAGCACAGCCCGCGCTTCCCTTTCCCGCTCCGCCAAAATCGCTGCCCGTGTATTGCCAAGACCACGGCCGAAGCCAGAAATTGCGCCGATGGCTTCCATCGGCTTGTTTTTCTCTCGTTCTGCTGCGATCTGATCTAGTACTTTTCTCTTGGCTGCTTTTTGTTCTTCTGTAGCGGATCCACCATAAACACCAGCTATTCCGCCGGGCTTAGTTCTGATGCCACGCAATCTGTCAAGTTCTGCCCTTGCGCTAATCAGTTCTTGGATGCCATAAACCGCAACATTCACAGCTACTGCAATCGTGCCAATCGCAGCAATACTTTGTAACGCTGCGCGTAAACCTAACAGTATTGGTGTAGCCGCTGCCGACTGAGCTGCTAGCGCTCTGGTGTTGTTTGTGTATAACGCAAACGCTGATGAACTGGTAACGGCTGCAGCACCGGCAGCGGTTGTTTGTGTCGCCATGCCCGCCATCGCTGCAACAAATGCAGCGCGTAGGGCAATGATTCCCTCGATGGCTTTCTTCAGCAGCACCATCTGAACGATTAGCTTGATCGCTTCAGCGGCTGCAGTCTTCGCCGGCCCTGGAATAGCGTTTAGCGCGTCGGCAATGCTGTTGATCACCGCTGCAGTTTGACCTATTGCGTTCGCCAACGTCGGCCCAAACGCAATACCTAGCGACTCGCTCAGATTCTTAAATGCTGTATCTAATCCCTTGAGTTGGTTCTCAAGGGTTGTTTTCATTGTGTCAAAGTCTGATTGCGTCTTGCCAGCTGCGCCTCCGAGCAGCTCTAGGATCATCTTGTAATCCTTGCCGGCTTTGGCATTAGCCGACAACACACCGCGCAACGCCTCCTGAGAGCCGAGCAGTCGCGCTACGGCTTCCTTATTGGCATCCTGTTTTGTCGCCAAATCAGCCAGCAAGCCCGGCAGTCCCTTAGCCTGCAGCCCTGCAATGTTCCATTGGATCCCTAACGCCTTCGCCGCATCCTGGCTCTCCTTTGTCGGCTGTAACAGCGTCTGCAACGCTGCGCCAAGGCCAGTAAATGCGATCTCAGCCGTTGCGCCATTCTTTGTCGCAGCTGCGATGAATGCGTTTACCTGGTCAATGCTAACCCCAGCCAAGGCCGACACCGATACCACCCTGCCAAGCTGACTGGTGTAGTCGCTCCATTCCTGGTTGCCAACCTCAACCGCCTTGCTAATGCTGTCTGTGATCTTGGTGGCATCACGGCCTGACATGCCGTAAGCGTTCAAGGTCTTAACCAGCACCTCTGTCACGGCAGAGGCATCAGCAAGGCCGCCGACTGCCGCCTTTGTCGCGGCACGCAAAATCTCAATGTTGCCGGCCGTATCACTGAAGCCAGCGGACGCCGCCTGATAAGATGCCGCCGCTAGTTCAGCCTTGCTAGCGACGCCTTCAAGCTCTTTGCCAAGTGCTGTTAGTGCCGGATTGATCTTTGCGACATCAACACCGACCGTTGCCAATCGCCGGATGTTAGTGTCTAGCTCTTTGACATCTTGTATAACCTTTCCGAAGGCTAACCCGACACCAAGGGCAGCGGCAGCACCGCGGAGCGAATCAAACGCACGCTCAGTGGCGCCGGCTTGGGTCTGAACCTGCCGTAGCTGGCTGACAGCGTTGCGGCTGTCAACGTTGATAGCTACATTAGCGACAACAGACACAGCCCAGCCCTCCGATCAGCCCAGTCTACCGCCGCCGCGCCGCACGTTTCTGCGCTTTCTCCTGCTCCTCATTTAGGTGCTCGAAATATACTGACCAGAGCAATAACTCCTCTAGCGTCATCTCCTGATTGAGCTTGGCTAAGCTATAACCAAGCTCTTTTGCTACACCTAGCTTAAGTAGTAGAAGATTATCCTTCTTTAGCTCCTGCTTCGCCGCTTTTCATGTCGGCAGGCTTCTCCTCTGGATTCTGGATCACAGCCAGCATCAGCGCCTGCAGGTCAGCATCAAGCACCTCGCGCTTAAGCTCATCGATCTGCCCCGGCGAGAACAGCCGTTGGCCATGCTCATCCATTGCCTTCATGATGAGCAGGTTGAGCGCGAACCCGTTGGGCTTGTCCCCGCCAGGTTCGGCTTCCGCTCGCTCGCGCTCCGCCATGTTCATCGGCGCAGCGTAAAACTCAAACACCGTCCCATCGCTGAGCTTGGCAGTCCGCTTGGTGGGCGTGAAGTTTGCCCCCTTCTTAAGCCTTGCCAGCGCCGAGAGTTGAGCCATGATGTAGCAGTAGTGTGCCGGTACTCTAGGGCATGAAAAAGCCCCTGCGCAAGGCAGAGGCTACAGACCCACAGAGAACCACCGACAGGTTATCAGGCGGTTGTCGAGAAGTCAAACGTCGGGGCGCTAGCCGGCCTAAAGGTCACCGTAACCATCTGCGCATCGTCAGGATTGACGTTGCGGCTGGCAGAGATCAGCGTGGCATCCATGCTGATGCTACGGCTCAGCGCCTCAGTAGCAGCCAGGTCGGTATAGAGCTTAAACCCACAACCGACCTGCTGCCGCTGCAGCACATCCTCTACCATCCGATTCGACAATGCAGAGTCCTCGTTGGTGAAGTACACCTCCGCGGTGCCGGTGCCATCAGCAAAGCCAGGAATGTACGACCGGAACGGGGCATACTGTCCAGCAGCTTGGCCGATCGTCGTAACGTCGATCTCAGCCCGGTTGATCTCAAACGACCAGCTACGCACCTGGCCTACCGCAGCGAACGAAGCATAGTACACCTCGAACTCATTTGGCGCGGCGATGGTGCCGGTATCGCTGAGGTTGACCAGCGGGGTCAGCGTATTGGATGCTGAAACCGTAAGCGCACCGCTAGCAGCGGTATAACTCACCACGTAGTAGGTGGTGCCGGCATCAAGCGGAGCGGGCAGGGTGCCAGTACCAGAGCCGCCGGTCTGGCTATTAACCACGCGGAACTTGACCGGATCACCAGCCTTCAGGTTCAGATAGGTTTCGACGGTGATGGTGTCGCTAGTGGTATTGACTCCAGCGGTGCCGAAGGTGCCGGTAGTGCCGGCAGGCTTGTAATACAGGGCGCCGGACGTACCGGACAGGGGTTGAACGGCCATCGCGGGCGTGGTAGTTACGCCTCAGTCTAAATACGCCTCAAACGTTACAGTCAGCTGCGTTTGATAGTACGGTTCAGGCGATGCTGGCGTAACCTGTGCGGGGCCTGATGCTGCATCGAAGATGATGCTATCTAGCGTGAGGCGATCAAATAGGCTACGGATGCGATTGGCGATGGTGTAATTTGCCGCGGTGCCCTGACCCTGTGGAGTGTAGACATTGACCACCAAGACACCGGTTTGGATGCTGAAGCCGTTTGCTGTTGCTGGCAGGATGGTTGCGTAAGTGCTATCCCCAAACCTGAGGAAGACTTGCACCCACGGGCTATTGTTCGGCGGCGTGAATGGAACGTTTTGGTAGCTGACAGGGTACGTCGGCATCTTTGCCATTTCGGCAGCGATGCGTTCTTCGATAGTGGCCCTGATGTCGTTGATAGTGCTAGTCATGACTGCCGGCCGATCTGATCAGCGGTGCGGGTGACAAAGCCTTGCACATCTTTAGCGATAGCCTGTACCCATCCTGCGGGAGCTTGTTTGCTATGCCCATCAGCCAGCGGCTCGGCATAGGGCAGGTTGTTGTGGACGCTGTAGACGTTACCGAGGGTCTCCTGCTGGTATCCAATCCGTGTCAGCGGTGGTGTCGAGCCATACTGCCCCTCCGGCAGCTCACCACCCGGCGCAGCATTTTCACCCACCTGCCAACTAGCACGAAAGCGGCCGGTATCCACAGGGCTACCAGCTTTCAATCTGCTGTCAGTTTCCAGCACAGCCGCCCGCAGCAACTTCTCCATCTGCTCACTGCAGTAGTCGCCGATCTGCCCAAGTTGGATATCCCTCGCCATGATCAACCCCTCAGAATGAGCTCATGGGTGATTGGCGTATTGTCCTGCTCGATCGTGCGCACCGTGATCACCTGGTAAACCGTGCCAGTGATCACCACTTCATCAGCAGTAGTCGGCGCCACTGCTACATCAGCCGCTGCGATCGTTAGCCGCTTATCGCCAGACTGCACAAGGTCCGTAACCTCCCGCAGGCTCACATCCTCCAACACTCCATGAGTCACCGTATCAGTCGCAGTCTCGGTAACCGTTCCCATCTCTGGGTTATACACGCCAGCCGACACCCTGCGGATGGTCACGACACCACCGAACCGTGCCATCAGCTTGCTGGCAACCTTCCGTAGCGGCCCTGCTAGCGCCATTAAGCATTCTCCAGTGCTGTCACCCTAGCGGCCAATGCCGTCAACGCATTAGACCGCTTCCAGATATTCTCTGCCGTGTCCCACGTCAGAATGTCATCCTGGTTGATGCCGTTTGGGAAAGCTGCCTGATAGTTCATCGCCTGCGCCACGTTCAGAATCACACCAGGCGTTTGAGGATGCGTACCATTCGCCGGCAGTGTATCAATGCTGACACCAACTATGCTGGAAACCCAGTACATCTGCACGTAATCATCCTTCGCTAGCGTCAGCTGTATCTCAATCGTGAAACAGTCGTGATAAGGCACCGATTGTGACTTGCGTGACTGAAGGTCGATCCTAGTATTTGTCGCCGCAAGCTGTACGCCATTCTTGGCGAAGAAGAAGTTAGTTTCAGCTATATCATTAGCAGCATTCGTCAGCTGCAGCGACGCAAAGATCTTGTAGGTGCCAGGGAGAGAAAAAGTGATTCGGTTGCCGCTAGCCACCGTAACGCCACGCGACTCGACCACCGTGCCAAGCATTACCGGCTGACCAGTTGCTGCAGCGCCGATCGATTGATCGGTGGTATCAATGATGCTGGCGAAGATAGGCAGCGCACCGCCAGGTCCCTGCGGCCCTAGATCTTCAACTTCAACAACCGCCGCGGCCGATGGTGATGTTACAACCGTGACGTGATCATCATCAGTAACGATAACCGTCTTCGGGCTATCAATGACGGTAACGCTTGTCATGGCTGCGTATAACCTTCGGACACGAACACCACACCTTCCAGATAGTATTCGCGGATACCGGTAGCATTCTCCAGCAGCACATCGTAATACGCCTCGTTCGGGAACGTCGTCGTCTGCGTATCGGTAAGGCTAATCTTGATCTGACCCGTCAACCGGTCAACGTAGACAACTGTAAAATCAGCGTACTTCGTCGTCCGCTCACGACTCCAAACCTGCGCATAGGCTGTCCAACCCGTCATGTTGATATTGGCGCCGGTTGAATCCTTGAACTGCAACGCCAAGTCATAATCAGCCCGGCGCTGTACCGTGATGTTATACTGTCCAGGCTGAACACTCATGATTAGATCTTGTAAGCAACAATCTTACCGCTGGTAAGCGTCACGCTAGTGAATACGCCCATGACGCTATCACCAGCCTTCAGCGGCACCGCTGAAAACGTATTGCCAGTCTGAT